CACAAACAGACGACAACCGCAAAACCCCGACGCAAGTTTACGACCGGAAGAATGTACGCACAAGGACAATCGAATGAAGGAGCTTATCTAAGAATTGACGAAAGAATGATTAATGTAACACCCATCAGAAATAAGACTATCCTGACTTATCTTCATTCATTTGAAACTAAGGAAGGAATTATACCTGATGGTGAAATTATATCATATATAGTTAATGGAAAGGCTCATGAATTCGCTTTTGACCGAGGAGCATTGGTTATGTGTGAGGCTGACGATATTGCAATTTATCATTTACCCGCGACGCTTAAGATAAACAGCGCCCCTGATCTTGTAAAGAAATTCTGGACAAGAGAAGAGGCTGCAAGTTTTACTAAAGGCAGCGGAATGATAGATTGTGATGGAGTTCAGCGCTTCATAACCATTGTTAAGACATTCAACCGATCGTATGCAAACCCCACCCGAAACACACGACGCACACTGGAAAACTGTTTGCAATATATATGCCCAACACGTAAAGGAGATTGTGGTAGATTGATCACTGGCAACAGCCAATCAACCGCAGGAAAATTTATGGGCATGCATGTAGCAGGAGGAAATAACGGAACTGATAATTATGGATTAGCTGTTATGTTGACAAAGGAAGATCTAGACGAAGCAGTAGGATATAGCTTTGACCAGGACACGGAAATCTCATTTACTCAGGAAGGACCTGATAGATATGATGGACCCAATCTGGAAAAAGTAGAAACTATATCTTGCACTGAAAGAATCTTTATTAACAGAAAATCTAAATTTAAGCGTTCCGCTATCTCTGATAGTTTACCATACCAACCCACCAAATACGAACCGATTTTGACACACACCGACCCACGAGCGAAAGGAATTGACCCAGTAACGAACATGATTAACGACGGCTTGCAAACTATCCAACCCATTGTACATGATGGAGCTTACGAAACAGCATTGGAAGGTCTTAGACATGAATATATGACATTCCTGGATTTCCCGATAGGCCTCAGAGAATTAACATTCGAAGAGGCTTTGGCGGGAATTCCTGGTTTATTATGTTCATACAAAACTAAGACATCTGCTGGTTTCCCATTATGTAAAATGGCAAGGAGAAAAGGCAAGCAAGACTTTTACAGATTTGACAAGAATGGTGAATTGGAATATGAGGAATGGTTTAAATATGCAGTTTATGAACGAACAAGAGAACTTGAAAATGAAAACCCTTCATTTGATAGATTTATTGTTTATTTAAAGGATGAATTGGTATCGGCAAAGAAGATTGAGCAAGTAAGGACGAGATTAATTTATTGTGGAAACTTGATATCTAATATCGCTTTCCGCATGAAATTTGGATCTCTTATCATTGCCATGAATAAATGCTACCCCAATTTCCCATCTGCTATAGGAATGAACCAATACTCATATGACATGCAACTTATCTATGATTATCTGACAGAAGTTGGAAACAACTTCGTTGCTGGAGACTTTAAGAACTTCGACAAAAACATGGTCAATAGATTTCAGAGAGATGTTTATGAATTGCTTATGGATTTATGCCCCTGGGCTGACGCAACTTTTAAAGAAAATTTTATTAACCTTCAGATGAATTCCCCAATTCAATATGAAGACAATTTAATTTATTACAAGAGTTCCCACTTCTCAGGCTGCTTTTTCACTACTATTGTAAACAACCTCGTACATGAATTCTATTTGAGATATGTATTCGCTCTACGACACCCCGACAAAATGTTTAAGGACCACGTTAGAATGAAGGTTTTGGGAGATGATCATATTTATTGTTTCAGCAATGAAACTTTGGACATGAATCCTCTCGTGATAGCTGACGAA